GTTTGAGGTACTTGCTAAGTTCCACCTTGCATGCAACGATAAGCCGAAGATCAATACGACGGATGGAGGTACTTGGCGTCGTCTGATGGTTATCAACTTTGTATCAAAGTTTGTTGTAACTCCAAAGCCAGACACGAACGAGTTTCCTCTTGATGAGTTAATTCAGAATTTGGTAAACTCAAAAGAATGGGCAACTCCGTTCTTGAACTATATGGTTTCAATCCTGAAGGAGGAGAAGGGTCTACGTAAGCTTGCTGCACCGGCAAAGGTTATGGAGTATACGTCTGATTACCGTAACGAGAATGATGGTATTGCACGATTTGTTGCAGAGAAGATTTCTCCTCTAGTAGAAGGAGAAGAGCCCATCAGTGTTGATAAAGCTACACTCAAGCGAGTATTTAAGCAGTGGAAGGAAGAGAGTGATCAACGTTTGTTGACCCCTCTCGACATGGAGAAACGTATTGTGAGTTTATATGGTGCTTGTCCTAAGGGAGGTTGGGTGAACTTTAAGCTTGAAATTTAAAATAATTAAAAATATTTTTTTAATGCTTTCGGTGACCACGACGCGTCTTGCGACCCTTACGAGCCTTACGTGTACGGTGACGGCGACCACCACTCATAGTTCTGCCAGGCTCTTCGGGTTTAGTTCCCAATAGACTTGCAGTGTTTACATCGGATAAAAGAGGTTGCGCGGCTTTAGGCGTTACCGCATTCTTTACTGTTTCTGCAAGGGACGTAATTGGACCGGTTAAACGTTGCCATAATGTCGGCGGTTGAGTTTCCATTCTTATTTACTTGTAAACACTTTTTACTTACGAGACACTAGAGGAGCATAGGTACGGATATAGGGTAACACTACGCTTACAACGAATAACGCTGTGATAAGGTGAACCGTAGCGGCAAGCGCATCGCCCACGGGTAGCGTAAACGGACCAGCCTGGACTGTGAACGTGCTGATTGACTTCTGAGCTCCTGGGAATAGAGGGGCAAAAAGCGGCGTGACTAGATCACGAGTTATAGCCTTAAAGAAGTCTATGAACGTAAATCCAATATAAACTGCAAGTGAAAGCGTAAGTAGCTCCGTCATTTTACAAATACAGTTAGAAAGTTTTTCACTGTAATAAGTAGTTATGGACACTCGTTATTGGGGTCCGAGTGGATGGCAATTATTCCATCTGATCGCGTTCAAATCGGAACACCCTGAAGATGTTATTATGCAGATGAAGGATGTATTACCTTGTAAGTTCTGTCGCGCAAGTACGACCCAGTTTGTTCACGATCATCCTTTGCGAGGCGATTCTGGCAAATGGATGTATGAAATTCACAACATGGTGAATCACAAGTTGCGATCTCAATGCAAAGATGACCCGAATGTGATCAATCCTGGACCCGATCCTTCATTCGAAGATGTGAAAAAACATTATATGCATTTAAAACCAACTGAAATTCCGGGTCGTGATTTTTTATTCTCAATTGCTTTAAATTACCCAGCTGAACCGGAAGAAATTGATATGGCAAACCAGCGTACATTTATGGAAAAGTTGAGTACACAATTTCCATTTCACACATTTGATCAATATTTAAAACAACATCCTGTTGAACTGCAAAGCAAAAAGACTTATACGAAGTGGATGTATGGACTTCTTAAATATTTAGCACCTAAATTTCAAACAACACTTCCTTCGTTTAAAGGATATGTTTTGAGAGGGATGTATTACAAAAGTGGATGTGCTAAAAAGTCATATCGTGGAAAAACATGCCGCAGAACATCGACAGGACATTACACGAAAGTCCGTGATAATCGTAAAACACAGAAAGTCTCTCATTCATCGTTGCTACATTAAGTCTCAAACGGAACCAATGATGATTCCGGTTTATTTTTGCTAAAAATAGCTGAATAATACTCCCCCCCAAGATCATCATGATTTAGAAATCCTGTTGATTTTTGTATGTATGTCCACCCTTGTTCTAAAAACGGAGCCTCCAATATAGACTGTGTTAGCATCTGCGGATGTCCTTCATGGGGAGGGATATTTGTCCATTCAAAAATACGAACAATAGGAGCAAGCAACATTGCATTTCTTAGAATAAGAGACGGATCAATGACATGTTGTAGGCAATTATAAATCCAAGCTTCATCGTAACGTTCAGTAAGAGTATTAAGCTCTTCACCTTTCATAATGATACGCTTAATCCCTTTTTTAGCATATGCATCTTCAAGCTCCTCGTAAAAAATAGGATCAATGGCAGTTCCTTCTTTTACACAGACACGCTGAAGTATCGACAAAGGACCACACCCAATATCAATAACAGTCTTGTTTGGCATCCCTTTATCAACCATCATAATTCTTGCAACAAAGTCCCCCTTTATGATTTCATACGGATGACGAAACTGACATGTTAGCCACCAGTTCTTCTCAAATTTCTGTGATTTTGACCATTCTTCTTCCATTTATCAATTATAAAAAATACTGCGTAAATCACTTTTTCGTCTTTAGCGACTTGCGTCTCTCAGCTTGAATTTTTTCCATATTTCGAACATGTTTTGAGCTATAAGGACCGCCTTTCTTTTCTTTGTCGGTCTTTTTAGTTTCACGTCGTGTAAGAGGAGGATCCATTTATTTTATGGTTACTTAATTGTGTGTTTAAATATTCGTTTTTGATTGTCAAGATTTAGTAATGGAAATTACTAACTATTTAACTGAATGTATTGAAAAGAGAATTTCTGTTTCCTTTTCAAAATATGGTGATGGAGAAGCATGTTGTGTTAGTGGAAATGGTAATCAAAATTGTGATCGTGATCCAATGACACCTAATTTAAGAACTAAATTAAAAGAATCATTTGTGTATATGGTTGATACTGCAGAAAACGCATACTTAGGATTATGGCATGATACATCTGTTATTGATTTTTGGAAACAGTTTGTCACTAAAGAAATCAAATGGGCAAAATATCATACTGTATTATTTGACAATGATCTCAACGAAAAATCAGAGTCTTTTTATGCTAAAGTGAAATTATATAAAAGCATCAAACTATCTCCTGTAAAAAAGATTATGGTTTGCAATCCGTTTATGATAAAAGCTAAACCGTTATTGAATATAGATTATATGATTCATGTTCCACTCTATAACTGGTTTGATACGCAACTAGAGACTATTATAACAAAAATTAAAAATATTGTAAATGATGATCCCTTTATTTTGTTAACTTCTTGTGGAATGGGCGCAAAGGTTTTAATTTGTGAAGTTACAAAAATACGCCCAAATGGAATTTTTATAGATATAGGTTCCGCACTAGATTTACTTTGTACAAAAAAAGATTCACGTGGACGAGAATATTCTTATGAGATATTGCTTGATGAATTTAAAAAGCAGGATATGATTCCAGATAATTGGGATGATCCTTTGTATAATTATATTTATACAGCGGCGTCTACCTCATTAGGTGTTCATCTTTCAGGGTCGTTGCAAACATTAATAGATCATGTGAAAAATAGTATTCAGAATGCATATCGTAATGTATCGAGACTTTCTAATGACGTATTATCTATGGAAGGCATGAGCGGCAAAAAAACAAGACATTTGTATAATAATATTTGCAACTTACCAGATTCTACGTATTTAGAAGTTGGAACATGGAAAGGATCTTCATTTATATCGGCAATGTATAAAAATGAGAGTGTATTCGGATTTTGTATAGATAATTGGTGTGAATTTGGAGGCCCTAAAGATGATTTTTATAAAAACATAAATACACATCTAACAAACAAACACATAAAAATAATAGATAAAGATTGCTGGAAAGTTACATCAACTGATGTAAATAAACCTATTGATATATTCATGTATGATGGAGCACACACATATGAAGATCAGAGAAAAGCAATAACATACTACTATCAATTTTTTTCAAAGTTTGTTATTATTATGATTGATGATTGGACATGCGATTGGGTTGGTGTAAAACAGGGAACGTTGGACGGAATAAATCAAATGAACATGAAGATTCATTATTCATGTGAAATACCTTTAGTTAACACAACATCTCATCATCAGGGTGGTGATACATTTTGGAATGGATGTGGAGTGTTTATATGTGAAAAAATTTAACTATTTCTTGCTACAATTAGAATGTCATCGTAACGACCCTTAATATGACGTCTATCATATACAACTACATTCTTCTGCATATTTGCAGGAAGACATGATAGAATTGAAGGTATCCATTCAGAAGACTGAATATCTTCGATTACTAGAATTCCCCCAGGTTTAAGAAGTTTTGAATGCATACACGCAAAATCCTTCATTGACTGATGCGTATGCGGACCATCGTCGATTACAACATCAAATGTGTTATATCCTAAACTTTCAACAAAGATAGGATCATATGCATTCTGTGTAAAGAGCGATACTCTATGATTTGATGAAAAATCATAAAAAAGTTGAGGAGCCGGATCTACACCAACAACTTCTGCATTTGGAAAATATTTAGACCACAAATCAACTGATCCACCATGCAAAATACCTACATTTAGAATACGCATACATGACCCACGAATAGGTGAGAATAGTGCTTCATAAATATCAAGATACGAATGGCATGTATTTTTATCAGTATATCTATTATCTATAAGATTTTGCATTCTTGGTTTTTTTGAACAACCATTCTTTAAATTACGAATCAGTATATGCAAAAAGTGTTAGTGAAACAATACTCATGCAAACCGCCAGCCAACGTAATCCTGCAATTGACTCACCGAATACAAATACACCCTGTAACGTGACAATTACATCACTCATCAAGTTCCAAATTAAGTTAACAACCGTCATGTTCTCGTAGTTGAGTGCCTTTAGGAAAATATAAGGCTGAATCGCATACACCACTGTTGCAAACGGAAACCCGAATGCATATGTTAGTGTACCCGTATTTATCATCTTCACGCTACTCATCATGAAGATGTCAAGTACAGCCATGAGTGTACCAAAAAAAATTGGTAGCATTGAAAACTTACCAACCTTCCAGTTTACACTCTTGATCCAACTATCTACGATGTCTTTCATTACTCTTTACGGAGTAATTGTTGGTAGAAACATCGCAGACCAGTTGGATCATCTTCACCAAATCCTGGGCAACATGACATGATGATCATTGTAAGCTTCGGACCTTGTGTGGGGTTCAACATCATCTGCTTAAACCTATCAAGGTGCAGATTAATGGCTCGAACGTCGCCTGCTTCAATAAGCTTAGCCATAGCAGCAATGTTCATGTTTGAACGACTCATGGTGGTTAAGTATATGAAGTTATACTTACCAATAAATGTAATGATTTATTGATCCGTTTTGCTAAGCTCACCGCCTGCAATACGACGTTTCATAGTATGGTGACGTTTCACCGAAACAATTCGACCGGCGTTATTTTTTAGCAGATCTTCTTTACGTAGACCACCAACTGTTTTCTCTGCAGAACCATTGAATACCTTTCGGCGTGATCCAACACGTTGTGTTTTATTGTTTGACATTTTGTATTACATCTTGCCAATACTTTAATGTAAGTTTTTCTAGTTTGAATGTTTTTCTATCAAACTCGATCATCTTTGCAGTCATAGTTTCCACAGTTAGATCGGACCATTCTTTGATTATCCAAACGGGTAAATCGTCAAATAATGGATCTAAACCCGAAGTTTTAAGTATTGGATAACAGCCTAAGCAAAGTGTTTCCCATGTACGGTGACAGTCTAACCCGTTACCTTGTGGTGATACTACAAATGCATATTTCACCATATTCTTCCAGCAATCAATACGAGTTGTTTGGTTTGGTTCGTAAAACATTAATTCTTTCGGAATTGTTTCAAACGCTTCAGTTCTATCATTTTTTCCAAATCGTGTTGTCATTAAGAATTGAAAATTACCATAACCTTTACAGATTCGTTTTGATGGTGCTAATTTTTGAACATTTATCAGGTCACGTTCCTGATCAATTGGATTCTTCTTTTCTCCCCATTTATGATTATTGTTTGGTGTGGACCAAACAAACGTCCTTGGTTCGGGTTTAAGACTATGGTAATCCATTCCAAGGGGGATTCTGCATAATTTAGAATAATCAGATATGCAGTTTTGAGCAAACCAACAAATCAGCAATGGATGCATCAAAATAACAAGTGATTCTTTCACGTCAGTCGGAATTGTCATTATTGATGCATTTGTTACAAGAATAAACTTTGTTTTAATTGTTGGTAATACTTCTGATACAAATTTCGGAATTGCCTGAGGACACACATGCAAGACGTCTCCTTCTTTCAAATTTGAGTACCACGCCGGATTAAGTATATTTGTATCCGACGTAGGAATTGGATTTCGTTTACTAGACGACTTCATGAGCGCATATGAACCAACATACTTGCAAGATTGTTCATCCATTTATCTACAAATGATGTTTCGTTTGAAAACTCATTTGTAGTTTTATTTTTGTTATAACTTCTACGATTAGTGTCCAGCAACCACTCTAGTTGCTGTAGGCAAGGCCACCCATGCCGCTCATTACACGGAGCACGTTGTAGTTGAGCGCGTAGATGCGGACCTGGGCCGTGCGGGCACCCGTAACCGTGTTGAGGGACACCGTGAGCTGGAGCGTCGCCTTGTCGATACGGGAGAAGTTGCACGTGCCGGACGGCTGGTGCTCCTCGGGGCGGAGCGCGAAGCTGTACACGTTGATACCCGTAGACGGCGTGCGGGAGTGGTGCTGAAACGGCTGTACCTTGTCGAAGTAGCTGCCCTCACGCTCCGTGAAGCGGTCCTGGCCGTTGAGCTGTAGCTTCGCTACCTCAACCGGGTTCTTGCCCTCGCAGCGGATGCCAGAGTCAAGTACGACCTTCGCGAGGAGGTAGTTGACACCAGACTCGAACTCACCTGAGCCCGTCTGGTCGACATTGTCGGCACCGTAGGCCGTGGCACCCTGCATCGGATTCTGACCTAGCATAGCCGTCGCGGCAGCCGGATCAGCTGAGGCAGCGGCCATCGCACCAGATGACTGAGAGAGGAGGGACATGATGATGCCGTCCGTGCTGAAGTCATCGGAGTAGTTGAACGGCTGCGGGCCGCCGACTGACGCAACCCACGCCGGGTTGGAGCAGTCGACAAACGAGTCGCGCTGGACGACCCACTGGAGCTCCTTAACCGGGTGATTGAAGTTGAGCTGGAGCTTGTTGCTTGAGCTCGTGATGCTCTCAGCGCCAGTGTACTGCACCTGCTCGATGAGGTACTCGTGGCTCTGCTGGGCAAAGCGGCGACGCTCCTCCGTGTCTAGGTAGACATAGTCAACGTAGAGAGAGGCAGCGGCAAGGGACTGGGCCGGGGCACCTGAAGCTAAACCAGTAGAAGCCTCAGAGTACTGGCAGTTCTGCCACGTCTCGAAGTCCACGTTGATACGGACTTCGTGGTACTGGAGAGCGATGAGCGGGATAGCAAGACCCGGATTGCGGCAGAACCAGAACTGGAGCGGGATGTAGAGCGTCTTGGCCGGAGTACCACGACGCGGTACGCAGGAGATCGTCGTCTCTGAGGCAGAGCACGTCGCATCAAGAGCAAGACCACCAGAACGCTTCATGAGAACTAGGTCATGCGTGTTGCCGATGATTGACTCGAGGGCGCGAACCTGGCCAGCCTCAGTCGTGAGCTGGGTCCAGATCTGCATCCAGTCACCGTACTGGCGATCAATGCGCTGGCCACCAATTTCAAGCTCGACCTGCTTGAGAAGACGGTGACCAATGTAATTGAGCCAACGGAAGCCACTCGTGGGACCATAGTTGCCACCGAGCGTGCCACTACCATCTGTTAGATCGATCTGCGGGAGAACGACCTGCACGTACGTCTTGTACATTAGGTCAGCGTTACGGTTGATGACGGCCGTTACACGCTTGTTGAAGTCGGCCTGACCGTTAAACGTCACCTCAATGGACTCCACGGCGAAGTTCGTGTGACGCTTGTATAGGATCTTCCAGAACGTGATCTGCGGATTACCGCTGATGTAAATATCCTGCGCACCATACGAAACGAGCTGCATTAAACCACCACCCATTTTATGTTTATGATATTCAGCAAGAAAAAATTTTGAGAAGATAAATGGACGCTTGGTTCTTCCCGACGTCGAACGTTCTTGTCAACACGTTTCTGCGTTCAATTGTTCTAATTTTAACTATGATTTTTGGTTTCAAAACGACTTGGTATTCTGCATACTGGGGTGCTATTATACACGATGCAATTTCACTTATTCTGATTCGCAATTTAGTGTAAAAATGAATTCTTTTAAGTTAAATTACATTTACTGTAAAAAAATGTATCGCATTGCATGGCGCGTGATCGCGACTAACTATGTAGGATGCGGTCACTATTGTCTGTCACTTGAACATGCTAAGCATTGGATTGATGCTATGAATAAAAAGCATCCCGATATGGAACACTGGATTGAGGAAGAGGGCAAGTAAACTAACTGTTTAGTTTTTTTACTTGCCTCCTCTGGGGATTGAACCCAGGACCTACAGCTTACAAAGCTGGTGCTCTACCACTGAGCTAAGAAGGCTTACATATATATAGAATGTTTTATGTAAATGATATTCATATATTTTTCAAAAAAGTGGCAAATAGCTGTTGATATATTGTTCACATCTATTTTTGATCATGAAGAAATTCCATACTATAAAAAAACAATAATCGATAACAACTCAATATTAGCAATTGAAGGAAATCGGATTGTAGGATTTTTACTCCTATCTCATACGCCAGACAGTATCTGTAGATATCAAATTTCTTATATAGCTGTTGATGAAGAGTATAGAAATCAGGGAATTGCTACAAAAATGTTAGATATGGTAGAGTCTAATGTTTGGCTCGAAGTCTTAAACTCAAACACTGACGCATGTAATTTTTACATTAAAAAAGGTTTTAAACTTTATGAAACATTTAGCACACATGATGGGTTTCTCGCAAGTATATTTATCAATACTCGCAACCAGGAACCTGTCCCATGCTAGCGAATGAACACCATCCTTTGGTGAATCCCTCCCTACTGCGACACATGCACACGCGCTGAGGCATCGCACCACCAGTGTTTGCCCGATTATGAATCGGACTAACTGGCGGAGGAATAGGCGTAGATGGACGCGCAGGCGGTCCATTTATCATGTCGACAAACTTGTCAAAACCATTCGTTGCAATATACTGCAGTGAACGCATTGTCTCTGCATAACGACAACCACTATCAATAAGCTTCATATTGTTTCCAATAAGACGAAAATCCGAA